TTACAGCTTTTGATATTGATGGTACAACCATGACCATAGACATTAACATGATTGGTAATACTAATAAGTTTCTTGGTGATATATGGGCAGATAACTTCACTGCTTTATACAATTTTACTGGTAATAGTAATCTTTTTACTATTCAAGTTGATCCTTCTAATACTTTTGGTGCTGACAATTCTAACCAAAACATAGCTGTTACCGGATCAAGCAATACTTTTACATTAAACCAAGGTACTACTGCATTAGCAGCCACCTTAGATTTAGACTGGATAATCCAGGGATCTAATAACACAATAACCTCCAATATTAACATTGATGGAGCAACCCAGTATTTAGATATAGATGGATCTGATAATACACTAACCTATACAGGTACTGGTGTTACAGCCTCAGCAGGTGGTTACTTTTATTTAGATCATACTGGAGGACAGAGAAATTTTAATATTCAACAGCTCTCAACACAAGACAACGATTGGCTTAAGGTTATATCAGTCGGGGGTAATGCTGCTTCTACTGTTTGTATTATTCAAAACGACCAAGGTACAAGCACAAGTTGTTGATATAGGCGATATATCCGAACTTAATGGCCAAGCACAAATTGTAAGAGACGAGCCACTAGACGCTACCTTAAAATTTGCAATCCAAAGTAATGATGAAGCCATTACTACTAATGGCCGTATGGCTATTACCTTTTTGGATGATAGTACAGTTAGACTAACTGAGCACTCACAACTAACTATAGATGAATATATCTATGATCCGGACCCAAGCAAAGCAAAGATGGCTCTTACCTTTGGTCTTGGCACCGCTAGGTTTATTACAGGTAATCTAGGTAGAATTGATAAACAAAACATATCACTAAAAACCCCTACAGCTAACATCGCAATTCGCGGCACGGATTTTACGGCCACAATAGATGAATTAGGCAGATCGCTTATTATTTTACTGCCAGATGCTTTAGGTTTATCTAGTGGTGAAATAGAAGTTGTTACTGCTATGGGAAGTGTTTTACTTAACAAACCATTCCAGGCAACAACTGTATCTGTGTTTGAGTCAGCACCAAGCAAGCCTGTAATTTTAGATCTAACTTTAGATGCGATTGATAATATGTTAATTGTCACACCACCCAAAGAAGAAATAACGCTGACCGAAGAAGTATCGCAGAACGCTAAAGCTAATATTTTAGATTTTAATGACTTAGATATAGACTATCTGGACGATGACTTTTTACAAGAGGATTCGCTTGAATTTACTGAGCTAGACATAAATTACCTAGATACCAATTTTTTAGAAGATTTGTTAGATGTATTAGATTCACTAGCTGTTAGTGAAGATGAAGAAATATTAGCAGACGCTGGTAGAATTAATTTAACAGGAACTAAATTTGGACAGGATACAGAAACACAAATAACCACGTTAATTACAGGCGATGTTATTAGTCTTAGAAGAAAAGTCAATGATTCGGTTAGATTAGATCTTAATGGCAGTAACTCTTATACTTTAATAATAATACAAGACGGTGTATCTAATGTTGTTAAAATAAATGGTGGCGGAGACTCTAATATAACTATTACACAAAGCGAATAATGAAATACTTAATATTACTTTTTACATGTTTACAGTTACAAGCTGATTTAGACTTAACAATTCCAGAACAACCTGCCGCGTATATTCCTGAAAGAAAATTTTTACAGTTTGATTATTACAGACATTATAGAGAACCACCTACTAGAGCACAGATGATTACATTTTGGACACTCAATGCTTTAGATGTTATTACAACTTACGAAGGCCTAAAAGCTTACCCAAATGGTTATGAAAAAAATCCTTTATATCCTGACAGACCTTCTCTTGGACAATTAGTAGCAGGTAAAATAATAATTGGTAGTTTAGTAGGTAATAACATGAGTAAAACACCTATGCGTTTTTTTAACGCCCAGTTAAGTTTTGTTGTGTATCACAACTATTCACTCTATAACTAAAGTGAATAAGTTATTATTACCTATACTTATAATACTGAGTTTGCCTTTGGTATTTCAAAGCACGCCGACAGAAATAGTAAAACTTAAAACTTTTGATGCTCTAGTCAAACAACAAGAAGCAAGCGGTAACTTTACTATTTTAAACATCACCGAAGAAAACGTAGCATCCGAAGGTGGCTGGCCAATACCACGTAAAAGGTTAGGTGAAATAAACTTAGATATACTTGCAGCTGGCGCTTTAGGCATAGGCTGGGTTATAAGCTTTCCGCAAGCAGATAGGATGGGTGGTGATAAATATTTTGCAAGCTCTTTGGAGTTAGGTCCAACTATACTAGCCACCTTTGAAAGTCCAAACGGTATATACCCAAAAACTACTGGCACAATTATTAAGGGCGATGATATTGGTGGTATTCTTACCCAGGGTGTAGTAGAAAATATCAGCACACTTCAAGATAAATCATTAGAAGGTATAGCTACAGCACCCGTTGATATAGATAATTTGGTAAGAAGAATACCACTTTTACTTAGAACCCCGGATGGTTGGGTTTCTGCTTTTGGTACTGAGGTCTTAAAAGTGTTGACTGGATCTAAGTCTTACATTATTACTACAAATGATAATGGCGTGCAAGAAATATCAGTAAGAGGAATACCACCTGTCAAAACTGATAGTCTTGGCCGCAAATGGATATCTTGGGTAGATACACCACAAACAGATTTGCAAGAAATGGATGTTGCAGGCAAATTTGTGTTTATTGGTGTTACTGCAAATGGAATTATGCCTCAAGTTGCAACACCTAATGGCCTTATGGAACCACACAAGATCCAAGCAGCATTATCTGAATCAATCTTAATACAAGACTCGCCTTACATACCAGATTGGAGTCTAGCTGCTGAAATACTACTTTTTTTAGTCTCAGTAAGCTTGATATGGGTTGTATTACACGCTTTTGGTATTACATGGGGTATAAGCATAGCTTTAGCAATAATGCTATCTACAGCTTATGCAGGATATACACTTATCCACAACGGAGTCTTGTTAGACGTTACCTGGACCTTAATATCACAATTTATTACTGGATCCACAGCTTTTTACTTAAGGTTTAGAGAGCAGTACAAACTAAGGCAACTTATAAAACAACAATTTGAGCATTATTTAGATCCTAGGCAAGTTAAACAACTCCAGGACAACCCAGAGTTACTAAAACTTGGCGGAGAAAAAAGATACTGCACGTTTTTATTTACAGATCTACGTGGTTTTACTGCTCTAAGTGAAAAATTATCTCCAGAAGAAGTCACCGATATTATGAACAAGACTTTAACAGTTCAAGTAGATGTTGTGCAGAAATTAGGCGGTATGACAGATAAATTTATTGGTGACGCAGGTATGTTTATATTTGGAGCTCCTTTAGATCTTAAAGATCACGAAACTAAAGCGGTTCAGGCTGCAATAGATATACAAGCAGGTATTACAGAGCTCAATAAAACTTTATCTACTCCAGTCCAGGTCGGCGTTGGATGTCAGTCGGGTGTAGCAGTAATTGGAAATATGGGATCCGACACTCGGTTTGATTATTCTGCTATTGGAGATCCTGTAAACACAGCTGCAAGATTAGAGTCCGCTACCAAAGAGGTTGGTGTAGATATTTTAATTGGGCAAGAAACTGCAAAAAATTGCAAACTTGTGTTAAAGTCTCTAAAACCTATAAAAGTAAAAGGTAAAAAAGACGCGTTACAAATATGGACAATTTAAAAAAGTTTGGTAAGTGGGTTTTTAATTGGCTTATTACCTTGTTTCAAACTAGGTATAAAGTGACAGTTTCATTTAATAAAGAGTATGGTGATTCAGATGACAGAATATTTATAACAAAAAAAATTTTAGTGCAAAAAGAAAAACATCTTAAATTTAGAGACGAAAACAATCGAGTTGTAGAATATAGAAGCTCTAGCGGTTTAAATTATATAATAGAGGATATCTTATGCAACAAGCATTTATAGGAATTATTTTTGTTTTAGGAATATCTTGCTATTGGCTTTACAGCGAAAATAGCACTCTTAAAGCAAACAATATAATTTTAGAGGGTGCAATAGCTACACAAGAAGAGGCCATAACCTCATTACAAAATGATTTTGCCTTGCAAACTCAACAAATGAATGAACTCACGCTAAAAAGTCAAGCCGCACAAAGGGAGTTAAACAGATATACACAGTTTATACAAAATTACCAATTATCGGCAAAAATACTTGCAGATCCAAAAGAAATGCAAAGGAAAATAAACAATGGAACTAGA